GTGACCTCGGTGGGACTCGAACCCACGGCCCATTGATTAAGAGACCTTCGTTGTTTTTAGCGTATAATTCTAAAAACCAGTGTATTACATGCTAACCATATTTATTCCCTGTCAACAGGACGTCTACCGTTCGACGATTGTGCCCGGAGGAGTCGTAGACGTTCTATACACATCGTTTGTTTGCGTAGCGTCTACGTCTATGTTTTCCGCAGTCTTTATATACTGCTTAAAAGCCGCTATTCTGGACGACCGGTCGGCTAATTTCTGCCACTGGTTAACCGTAATAACTGTAACACCTGGAAAAGCGGATAGGATGCTATAAGTTTTCGGGTATCCCGATATATTAATACCTCCTACTTTTTTATGCACCGTTAGAGAGGTCGCCACGTCTCTGTTTGTTGTAACCCATGCCATAGTGATTTTTTTTATTGGTTTAACTTATTTTCCAGTTCCCGGATTTGCTTTCTTATCCCGGCTCTCTCTTTAGAAATTTCTGCCCATTCCTCGTCTGTGTACTCGCCGTCCAAGCGCTTTGATGTCTTATAGTCCATCGCGAATAATTGTTGTTTTAATGCATATATTTGCATTTCTGTGCTTAATTCAATTTCGCTTACCTGGATGTGTACGTACTCGATGCCTGTTCTTTCGTCGTTAGCCTTTAGGCATAGTCCTTCCTCGGTTTTGCAAGGCATTTCCTGTTCACAGGGAATAAAATCTTCTAAGCCTTCTTCGCCTTCTGCATAGCTAAGTATATAGCCATCTTTATTAACATAATACCCTTTCATTGCCTTGTAACGATTACTGTTCCTTTAAAAATAGTTTCTGCGGCGCTTTCCGCGACAAATTGCACATTACGGTTTTCGGTAAAAACAGAAACCCGGAAAGTTCCGGAAGACCCCGCGGTATAGGCGCCTCCTACGCCTTTCGTCCCAAAAGATGCGTTACTAACCGTAAATGTACTTACCGTGTTTTTAAGTGTTACATCTAACATTATAAGGCAAAATGGCCCGTAGTCCCGTATTTTTGCCGAACGTACGGTAATACTTCCGCTGGTAGCCGTTATATTTAAGTTTATCCAACCTGAATCTATCGTAAGACTATCGATCAGATCGGTATTAAACGTACGCACGAGCTCCGCCGTAATGTTACCGGTTCTGTTTGTTTCGTAGGTAGAGTCAGACAGTGCGTGTAACTGTATTTTTGTTTTTATTGCCATATCTTTTATTTTTCATTATCCGATTTCCGGCGGGATGATAACATCAACCGGCGGGATGTTATCATCAACCGGCGGGATGATAACATCAACCGGCGGGTTGATAACATCAAATTCCGTATTAAAATCCGGGCTAAATTCCCGGCCTTTAAAATCACCCTTACCCAGCTCTTTCCATGCGTTTTCAAAATTTACCCACATAGACTCTTCTTTTATAGGCTCCCAGATGTTTACAAATCCCGACCACTCGCAAGTATCCTGCGTAAGTGTTAATTCATGCTCGAATCCCGACCACTCGCATGTATCCTGCGTAAGCGCCAGGATATTTACGAATTCCCCCCAGTTACATGAATTTATTGTAGGCTCCCAGACGTTCACAAAATCCGTCCATTCCGCCCATACTTCCCCCAGTTCGAATAAGGGATGTATCGACATGGCGGAAATTGTTAGCATCGACCCGACGGATTCGGCCGTCTGGTTATTAAAAGAGACCTCCGCCCCGGCTTCATATCCGAACAGAAACCGCCGGCCCGAATAAATTTCGAATTCTACTAAAAACCTTCTTTTGCTTGCTAATTGTAACTCGGCTTGTAACTCCGCCGATAAATCGCCGATAAAGGTTTCTATTTTATGCGTGTGTAACCCGTTCTGTAACGTCGAATTGTACTTTGCGCCCCCGGTCGCCTCTACATTTATAAAATCGCCCTTGTGTATAATCTCGGTAACAATACATGTCTCGTATCCGGCACCGTGAAACTCCAGCGCCGTAAAATCGTCGAAGTCGAGAAGCCGGATATATCGTATCCCCTCGACGTTATAAGCACAGGGCGGCTCTATATGTGTAATTCTGCAATTCATTTTTTTTTACGGGGAAGGTAAAAGCGGCGTTACTTCCGTAACACCGCCTTTCGGACTATTCGGATATGGTTTCTTTGTAAACAGGCGTTATTACGCTTTCGTCTTTTAAGATTTGCCCGATCTCCATGGACGTGCCTTGTAAAATAAGAGTCCACCCGGTCGCATCGGCTTCCGCCGCTCCGCTGTTATAATCGAACCCGCCAGCCGGGGCGCTAAGTCCGCCCGTACGTCCTAACAGGATCGGACGCCCCGCGTTATCGATAACTACCGCGATAAAACGTCCGAGGCTAATAGCATCCCCTTCGTTCAGTACATCTACATCGTATTGATTCAGGACGGCATTTACAGTGTGCTGCCGGTATTTTCCGCCGTTACCCCCGACCAAAAGCGCATCTGTAAAGGATATTGTATTGTCCGCGCCCTCGATCTTGTAAAATACCTCTCCTGTCGGTAAAGTTATTTTATCTATCGTGCCGTCCGCCCCGGTCTGATAAGTAATCGCGCCCTCTACCGCGGTTTCGCCTTCGGCGGGGGCGTGATAATTCGCTAAATACAAAGCACGCGCCCCCGCTATAGCGTACTCGCACGCTTTGTTATCTAAGCTTTTTGTTAATTTACAGCCTGCCATGTCTAATTTTTTTTTAAAGGGCGGCTTAAAACGCCGCCCCGGTTATACTACAACGTTATTTCTTCTATGTCGCTGTGCCGCTGATTAAGCGTTACGACAACACTTCGGTCGCTGTCAGGTAGGGTGATATTTACCTGTCCTACCTTTACGTCACGGTTTCCGGTATTATCCGCTGCTACTACAGTAACCGGAGTAACATTTACGCCGTTAACAACGGAGGATTCCCCTTTCGTTACAGTAAAGCCCGTAACGGACGTGCCGACAGTCGGCGTTACGCCTTCTTTAGTAAAAATACTAAAGGTTTTACTTTCGCCCGCAGCACGGAATACTAACGAATTCGGAGCTACCGTAATTTCGTTACGCGGCCCGGCCTCCTGGCCGGTTTTAACCTTATCCGACCAAATTACGGCCTCGTCTTCGAACGGAATAACAAATCCCAAACGCAGACGACCTTTAATCCAAACTTTATTTTCGTGCGGTTTCGGGAATTGTCCTAACTCGATTTCGTCCAGATCGCTAAGTAGATCGGTTAACAGAAAGGCGTTGGTAGAATCGTACCCGATAAGCGTATTAGCCCCGATACCCTTAACCGGTATGAACTCCATGCCGTTATACCAGATACGCGGGTTTTTCTTGTCTGTACTGTCTACCTCCCACTCTTCCGCCAGGGAATCGTTTTTCTTCTGCTTTGCGATAGCTGTACGCAATTTGCGCCGTGTACTGTAGCTTCCGAGTACATAAAGTTCCCCGCGATCCTCTGCCTGTAACACTTCTTCCGGGAAAGCATCGTAGACGGCCTCTACCGCGTCTATAATGTTGTCCTTGGTTATAACCTCTCCGACCAGCTTAGCCGCTTGTGTAGAGTCGAGGAGCGTTTTTTCCATACCGTTAAACTGGTTAGGGTCTGCGCTTTCATCTCCCCCTACTACCATCTCCTCGATTTCGTTACTTAACCCGATCGCGATAAGATATAAGGTTGCCGCTTCCAGGTCAGGCGGCAGACTTTCGTTTTTAGCCCCGGGCGAGAGTTGGTAAAGCGTCCGTTTGTTCTCCAGTTCGTCAATACACTGCTCCAGATTAATTTTGTAGGTTTTAACTTTCGCCTGCTTCTCCGATAACTTTATAATCTGGTTCGGTGTCCAGGCACAATCTTTGCCGTCGATTTGTAAAATCTTGTTTTCCAGATCGATCATGCTTAAGAGTTCGTCGCCCTTTATACCGGTCAATACGCGGATATATCCGCCCTGCACCAAACGGCCTCCGAACATCGCGCGGGTAAACCATTCCGGATTTTCATGCGATGTATAGCTAAGACCGTTAATATCATACATATCAGCCATTTCAATTATTTTTTTGGTTATTACTTTTTCTTTCTCTCGTTTCGGCTGCGGATAACAGCCGCCATTTTTTCGGTGTATGTCATCTCTTCCGGCTTTTTCCCCTTGTCTACCTTCGCCTCCGCCTTATCCGCGCTCGGCTGTTTTTCCAGTTCGGCGATCTGGGCTTTAAGCCGGGCAATCTGGGCTTCTTTTGTTCCGGTCTTAGCTAAAAACTGTTTGGCCCGGGCCTTCGCCAATTTGGTTTTTTTCGCAAGTTCGGCCGCTGCTGCTTCGGAGTCTGTACTGTCGGCCTCGGGTTGCGTAATTACCAACATACCCGTATCGTCGATAACGATAAAATTGCCATCAGCTAATGCATGCTCGCCGGCTGCCATTTGCTCGCCGTCCAGGGTTGCGAACCCGTCCGCATCTACCCAAACTTCATTTCCGTCTGCCAGTTCGAAAATTAAGAAAGGTTCGCCCGCGTCCATCTCGTCTTTAGCCGCTTCGTCTACTAAAGACTCGGCCTCAGCCTCCGTTTCGCCTTCCAGTACGACGGGCAAGCCCATTTTTTGTAAGGCGAGCCCGAAAGCCGTTAATTTTGTCTTTTTTGCGGCCTGTTTAGCCGCTGTTTTTACATTCTTTTTCATACTTACGCTTTTAAAATTAAATATACCTTCTAAGGAGAATCCTTTTACATTGCCGGTTAGTACCTCTGTACGCCAGTAACCGGCGTCTTCTATCTTATAAGAAGCCATTAACGTACCTACCGGAAGCTCACCCAGCCCTAGGGCCGCCGCTTTGTCCCGCTTAGAATCCGATACAATCCAGATTTCCGTTAAATAATTGTTTTTTAACGGCTTCTCGTGCTGATGCGTAGTCGTGTTTAGTGCTAAACCCGTTTTCATCATCTTTTGTGCAATTTTTTCGATGTCCTCGGCGGTAAATTTAAGGTAGTATTCGCCTAAAGACTCGTCGTACCGGTATATAAGCTGGTCGGGTATTAAAACGACTCCGGTTAATATCTGTTTTTGCCGGTCTAAAGCAAGTTTTACCGGGCGATGCCTGCTAAGGGCAACAAAATCGCACTCGTTCGCCGGCGCATCTACAAAGGATATAGCAAATATCCCCGTATTGTCCGTGCCTAGTATTTTGCACTCGTAAACTGGTATTCTCTTTTCCATGCTATAAAGACAATTTTAACCTAAATCGTCTTAAAACCCTGCCAGATCGCGTACGGTTACAACTTCGTCCGTCGCGTCCATTATATCGGTAACGGCCACAACCGGTTTTATGCTTATACCGGCGATAGCCTCTACAATCCTATCCCCTTCCGACCGGTCTACATCGGACACGATAACCGGCGTATCGCTGTCGCCCGGGACAATGTTAAACAGATCGGCAACCGTTAACGCCCGCGGAGTATCGTTTATAAAATTTACAAGTGCCTTGTTAGCACTGTAACTCTTATCGTTTACCATAAATTCGCCCCCTTGCGCCTCGTGTGTATATTCGCCGTTAACCAGGATAGGTACGCCGCCGTTGGCGTGGCTCGGCCCCTTGATTTCACCACCCTTGGCAAGTTTTGTAAGCTGTTTTGTCATAATGCCGATCTGTATTGCACCTGCCGCCGCTACAATACCGGCCATTATTTGCCCGATTACAGGCCCGGCGGTTAATGCCTTTGCAACTGCCGCGGCTACGTCTGCCGTTGCCATCGCTATGCTTGTTATAAGTTCCGCCCTCTTTTGTTGCTTTTCCTTTTTCGCAATATCTGCCTCTAGCTTTTCCTTTTCTTTCGCTAACCTTTTTTCTTCCCGGGCGGCATCTTCCCGGGCGTGTATAGCATCCTGTAACTGCATTTTTAATGCTTCGGCCGTACCTCCTGTTGCTTCCTGTAGCTGTGCTTCTATGTCCTCGACATTTTTAACCGCGTCTTCGCGTTGTTTTTGCGCTTCTTCGTATCGTTCGTTTATTGCGTCGAGTTGTTCGTTAAGGTCGTCCAATTGCACCTGTAGCCCCATGCTCCAGGTTTCCATAACCGCGGAAACCCCTTTTACCGTCTCGTTAGCATATTCGCTAATTTTTGTAAATAATTCTGCGAGAGCATCGAGTTGCGCCCTTGCCGACTGCTTAGTATTTACTTCCTGTTCTTTTTGGGCCGCTTTAATACGTTCTGTAGTGTCCCCCATAGCCCGGGAATAGTTTTGTAACTCATCCTCGTACTCGGTAGAACCCTCTTCCAAAGTAGATAAGGCCGCCTTGTGCGTCGCGGTCAAATTGGCCTGATATTCGGTAAGGCGCTTTATATATTCGTCTAAAGCCTTATTCGTGTCCTCGAGATTTTTCCGGGTAGCGTCCGCATCGATTAAACCGGATGCTTTATCCCGGACGGTCATTTCGCCGATTTTGCGTTCCGCGCTTAACAACATATCCTCTATTGCTGCTAGCTCCAGATCAGCCCGTGTTTTTAACTCGTCAGCCGCGAGTTTTAACAATTCCCGGTCCCGTGCTTGCTGTGCGTTTTCGATAAGTGTTTTAATCGCTTGTTGCTGCTCTTCGGTAAGGCTTTTTTCTTTGTCCAGGCGTTTTTTGTAGTCTTCTATCTGCCTATCGTACTGTAGCATTATCTCGGCCTTTCGCCGGTCATTCTCCCCTGCAATAAGGGCGGTACGGCTGTCCTCTACTTGCCGTTCCAATTCCAAAGTTTTTTCCGCCTGCTCTTCCTGCAATTTTTGCAATTCCAGGTTTTTTAAGGCCTCTAAGCTTACTATCTGCTCGTTAAGTGCCTGCCGGGCCTCTAACGTTAAATTAGTTTCCGTAGACAGGCGTTTACGTAGCGCCTCTATCTGCCGGTTATATGTCGTTTCCGTCTGTTTTATCGCCCGTTCGTTTGCGTCCTGGATAAGTTTTATTTTAGCGTCTTCCGCGGCGCGTACCGCTTCTATTTCGACTTTAACCCTTTCTTTAGCAAGCGTTTTAGCCTTATCCGCCGCCTCTTTTCTACGTTTCGTCTCTAATACAGACGCCCGGTCGTTTAGCGCCTGTTCGTTGTCGTATGCCTCCTGTTTTAGCCTGGTAACCTCTTCTATCTGCTCTTTCGTAGCATTCGTGTTCGCGGTAATATCGTCGTATGCCTTCTCTGCTAGTTTTGTCCGCTCCTTTGCCGCTTTACGATATATATTTAAAACTTCCTCTTCTGCCTTACCCTCCGCCTCGGCTAAAGACGCGGCTAGTTCCGTATCCCGGTTTAACTGCTTTAACAGCCGGTTTGTAGTAGAAATTTCGAAATTTAATTTCGCCTGTTCTACCTTAGCTTTCGAACTACCGGAAGCGAACGCGGCTAATGCGCTCCCTACTCCTAGCAAGGCTAAAGCAAGTATTACGTAAGGGTTTGCAGAAGCGACAGCGTTAAGTACCTTTTGCGCGGCTGCTGCGGAAATCGTACCTTTTGTACTCGCTGCTTCGGCCGCGGTTTTGGCTTTTAGCTGTGCGGTACGTATTGTATCTGTAACGATCGCCAATTTATTTTGCACGATGCCGGAACGCAGTATATTTTCGTTTACCTGTTGCGCAATTGATAAAAGGGCTATTACCTTTTGCAGTTTCTGCACGCTTTCGGCATTTTCGTTAGCCGAATTACCAAACAGATTCATAAGGGCATTAACCCCTAAAAGCGACTGTGCCAGTCCCATGCTGGATTTTGTAACCCCCTCTACGCCATCACTTAGCTTTCCTAACCCGCTTAATGCTTTTTCGTAATTACCTACGCTATCCCGGAAATTACCTGTACTTTCCCGCAAGGCTTTGTATTCTGCGTCTAAAGCCTGTATTTGCGCTAGTAATTCCCCTCCTACCGCAATGTCGTTCCGTTCAGCCCCGCTAAGGTTTTCGTACCGGTTCCGGAGATCGGACAACTGCATACCCATTTGTTTAATACTCCCCTCGGCTTGTTGCCGGATTTGTATTTCGCGCGTTATTTCGCGCTGGGCTTCCCGGGCGGCTATGTTAGCTTCGATTTGGGCTTTATTCGCGTCGCTACGTGCCCGTACGACCTTATCTATCGTGTCAATTAGCTTCTGTTCCGCTTTTCCCTCGTCGGACAAAGTTTTCGAGTGTTCATGCGCTGTACGCGTAGAAGCGGCAACGGAAAGATTTGCCTTATCGAAAGTATTGCCCAGAGACGCTACTACGTCCCGTAACTTTGTAACCTCTTTTATGCTCTGTTCTACACCGTTTACCACGATGGTGTATTCTTTCTTCCCGGTTGTCATATTTTCCGTATTAGTTTAATTTTTGTTTTATTCCGGCCGGTAGGGTCGTATCCGGACAACTCGGCTACGTAGTAAATGTCCCCGTTAAACATTGCCATAATGACGCCGTTAAAAGCCTCGTATTGCTCCGCTGTTAGATAGCCCTCAACCTCGGTATAGTGCGAACTGCCGTTAATGAGTATTGTAAAAAAGTTATCTAATATCGTAAGCCTCTTGTTTTTGTAGTTAAGTATGCTCATCCCGGCCAGTTCGTTAGAAACTTTTGCTACCGATAATTTGCGGCCGTTAAACGTAAACTCCGCGCCCAGGTCGTTTAACAGACCATCGTAATACCAAAAACGTACCGGCAGGTCCGTATACCTCTTTAACATCGCCTCGGGGTAAGATAGTTCGTTAGTCCACACTTCGTGCTTCGAAATAACCGGAAGGGGGATTATAATATCTTTGTTTTGCTGCCGTTTAATTATATCCTTAAACCAGTTGTAAGAAAAATTACTTTTTTGCTCGACGGTTTTTTCCTCGGCAACACCCGTCTTAAACTCACCGCCCCCGTCGTCCTCCCCGCTGGCTATGTATCCTTCTTCTTCCGTATCTACAGTAAATCCTAGCTTATAGCGGGATGGTAAGCCGAGCGGCAAATTAGACCGGTCGTGCGTAGACGTTAGGTTATCCAGGTTAATATATAAGTTACTCGTAGCTTTTGTCTGTTTTACATCCAGGCTAAAGGCTTTGTCGTCGACCTGGGAGAGACGTAAGTTAAACGCCTTACAAAAATTTTCTATAAAATCGTCCGTTTTAACATCTGCCGGGAGAAAGCCTGTTAAGTTAATGCGGTTTATATCGAAGTTAACAGGGTCACTCCAGTCCATCGCCGCCCGGCCCGTTCCCGTCTCGTCTATTTTTAACCAGTCTTCATTTTTCCGGAAAGGGGTAATTTCCAGATCGAAAGTAACTTTTTTAGATACCCACCCCCGGACACCCCTTAGATCGATTATAACCCCCTTGTTCGATACGTCCGCAAGAGTTAAAAGCTCTCCCGCGTTTAGCCATGCCACGCAGTTTAAAACCCCGTCCGCGCTGTAATCCTTATTTGCCGCGGAACCTTCGAAAAATCCGCGCCTCGCATAATTCCGCGGGGAGTTTTTCAGGTCGCTTATAAATTTTGTAGTAGACGTCCAAACAGGTTGCTCTGTACCCCCTTCGTCCGGTACTCCGTATTTCATATACCCGTTAGGGTTATTTATCGCTATCCGGCTTATCTCCGTTCTCGAAAGGGAACTATCCCAGGAAAAGGCGGGTTTCCCGACATTTATTTGTGCTAAGCCGGTGGAAGAATCCAACGGGTTAACGTCTTTATTCGTTTTCTTACCCCATTGAAAACCACACAAATAGTTTTTATTTTGTGCCTTATCTACAAAGTTAATCATCCCGGACTCGCTATCGTAGTAAGGGTAATAACGCGGTAATGTGTTGCTGTCTTGCGGCAGGTTATCCCGGTATAGAGTACCGTCCATTTCAGAACCCCCTATATTAAAATCCCCTGTACCCCAATCCCGCAATAATTTAATTGCCGTTTTTATGCCTGTCAGACCGCGTGTAGGGCCGTACGCGCCGATAAAACGTACCTTAGTCGTGTCGTCGTAGCCAGTCCATTGTACATTTTCTAACTGCACATTAGCGTTTAACCGGATTTTATAGTATCCGGACGCCGGTATCCGGATTTGGCTTAAATACCAGTCCCGGCCGGATAAAGACCGGCGTACGTTCGATACATTTTTCCCGGGGTCACTGATAATATTTATTTTCGCGTTCGTACAATCGAATAAATTGCAGGCGTATAGCTCTTCATCATCGCCGTAGGTTTCGTACACCCCCCTTTCAAGTTGCTGCGTATCTCCTGCCTCGTTCCTGTTGTACCGGTTCGACCAGGAACCCGAGATATGTATTTTAGCCAGTTCGCCGTAGTTCCACGGCTGCTCGTAGTCGGCCGCATTCCTGTAGCTCATGTATATTCCGCTTAGCCTCTTATCGGAAAAAGCGGAGCCGTACAGATCGTATCCTTTGCTTTTAAATATATGCTCTAACAAAAGAAGAACGTTAATAGAAGGCGAAAAATCCGTAATACCGGTTAATACGCTGTCGTCCCATACGTTTCGGTCCGAGTAATTATCTTCCGAAATCGGCACTTTAGGGAGTAATCCGTACAGCACATACGGAAAAATAGCGGCCTGCGGACCAGACCGGGCAAGGGTGTTGTATTGGCTTATGTATTCTGCGAAATCCCCGAATTTTATATAGTACTCCGGAATTTCGCTTAGCTTTATCCCCCCGAATACGTCTTTAACGCTTTTTTGTGCAGGTACGTATAAGTTCCCTTTATACTGTGTATCGGAAACCTCGGAAAGCCGGAAATTTCCGGAAAACACCCGAACGCCGTTTATAATAAGTTCGGCACTATATTCGCGGTTAAACTTATCTTTTGTCTCTTCGATTCCGGCAAGATTAAAGACATTAAGATTGTTAGATGTGGGCGGCAGTGTAATACTATAACTGTATTGTGCATCTTTCGTATTAAGTTCGCCGGGGCTTAGTAACTGCCGGTTAAGACGCACACCAAAGGCGTCGTCTGTATCGCATAATTTCCGGTTTATATATAACTCTATGTTAGTCATTTACGTATTTTTCGCTTAATCTGTACTTAATTGTAGGGCGCTGCATATTAAAAGCGGCACCGGTCTTAGACAGGGTAAAATCTTCTATAATTACGTAATTACCGTCCCCGTCCAGGATAACCCGCGCTGCGGCTAGTTCTTTTAACCAGTCCGCAACCTCGTCCGTAACGGGCGCCCCCTCGATAGTAAATGTCCTGTTTAAAGTAGTAGCGTAGACCGTTTCAACGCTATCGCCTTTTTGGTACGAAGGCGTAAGGGTTTTATTATATGTCTCTACGCCGTTTTTTATATCCTCCTTCACGCCTGCGTCGAAATTAAAAGCGTCCCAGCCGCCCAGCCGGTTTAAAAACGAAAACTGCCGGAGGGTATGCAGACACCCCGGGCGTATCTGGTATTCGACGCTCCCCGATACCGTTACCTCATCCCGTGCCAAAAGAACACGTATAAATCCGGCCGTGGGGTACTGATCTAGAACTGCGTCTATATCTAAAACGCAGGTATTAACGATAGAAAAAAAAGACCGGTTAGCCCGTTGCCCGAACACAGTTCCCAGGTATTTATTTCCGGGGCTGTAGACCTGGTAAGCGACTTGCAACAAAAAATCCTCCGGCACGGAATCACCGTGGTGCGGGTCTTTTAAAATAAAATTTATATACTCTTTTTGTCCTCTTACATAAGTTGTTCGGGGCTTATTCGAAAGTAACCTAATCCGGTTTTCATCGTCGTAAATGTATTCATTTAAATCTATAGCCTCCGAAGCGGGGCCGTACCCGTGCAAAACAAACAATGCATTAGAGATATAGAAAGGATAGGAATTAACCCCCTTTACTTTTGCAACAAAACGATAAGCCTTAATAGTCCCCGTATCGAACCACCCCGGGACGTCCGGCGGCCTGTTATACCCCCCATACCGGGAGAACATCGCATTTAATTCGAACCATAAGGGGGCGCCGGCATACGTCTTCTGTAAATCGGTTATATACCGTCCGATCTTATCCGGATTTACCGGCTTATCGTCCTGACCCAAAAAAACGTCAGGGTCTGCATATACGTCTAAATCTATTTCTACCGTAGACTCTTCCCCGCTTATACTATCGTTATTCTGCGAAACGTTATTTACCCAGGCTATAGTGTACGCCGCGTTGCCGGTGTTGTTCGGCGCGGAAACGGATATGTTAAAATCCCGCCCGGCTCCCTTGCTCTTTATATTAAGCGTCCTTCCGTTCTTAACGCTATTGCCGGATTGTACAAAAGGTATAGCTATCTCGAAATTAGTACCGAACCATTTGTCCGACAATAAGGCCTGCCTTAAATTTTCCGCCGTATCCGAAGTATCGGAAGACACATAAAACGAAGACCCGCCGGCCTCGTCTTTATCCGATGTGCCTTTAAAAACATGCTCCGATCCCGCCGAATCCGTAATCTGTAAAAGGGTAAGCGCCGGAATATCATTTCCGGTTGTGGGGGTAACGTTAACCTGTATATTAACCTCTAGGTACTTTTTAACACCTGGTTTACTCTTAAACACGACGAAATTAGGCACCGCCGAGAGCGTTACAATTTCCGGCTCGGTAATTAACGCAATGTCTTTACTTACATATCCCATTTCTGTTAATCATTAAAAATTTCATCTAAATCCTCTACTATCGCATTATACAGTTTGTCGGCCCACTCCCCGTCAAACAGCCTGTCCGCCTCCCGGTCTATCGTCGCGAAAATCGGACGGCCCTTGTGTCCGTCCCGCCAGATCGCATAAGATATCCGGTACAGAGTGTCGGCGTCGGTCGGAATCCCGTTCTTTGCCGCCCAGCTTTTTAAAACGCCAATAGGCGGTTTTCTTTTATATTTCGGGGGACGCGTCCACTCCAGGTATACAACGTAATGGTTAAACAGGGCCTTTATTACGGGGTCTCCGCCCGAAACCGTGCTTACGATCGCCTCTAAATCCCCGTTTAGCGCACTATCGCGAAGGGTGTTCCTGCCCGTTTTTTCATTAACGCCTACGCGGTCATCCCCCAGTACGGCAGAGGCCAGCGACAACAGGCCATCCGCGATGTTCTTTATAGCTAGTTGTATACCTTCCTTACTCATTGGATTGTTATTTTAAAGTCCGGAAGTCCGCTTTTATCGCTAAAAATCGCGCATCCGTCCGGGTTATCTACTTTAAAATCGGGCAACGCGCCGGCTTCCGGGAACTCCTTAGCCGGGTCAAAATCATCGGCGCAACGGTCGGCAGGGTTAGCCTGTAGTATCGTGTATGTAAAACGAATACCGGCCGCGTTATTATCGTAGTAGTCGCGTAACGACACGAAACTAAAACCGTTTAGGCTATACCCGGTGTGGGCGCGGGTTTGCTTTATCCTTTCGGCGATTGACAGACCTACATTAAAAGCAGCTGTCTGCACCTCTAATACGCTTTCGTTGTTTTTCGGAATACCCAGGATATCCGCGTTAACAGTGTATTGTACCGCCTGGTTAACCGATTGCCCGTAAACCGGGTCATCCAACCATAAGAGTGGGTGGGCTTCGTTCGCCGCCCCTTTTTCGTAGCCCTTGCCGTAAATAAATCCCTTTAACCTTTTATTTTGCCGGGCCAGTTCGTAGAAAAAATTAACTATCTGCATTTTTCGTATGTTTTGCTAACTTCCTGTCTAATTTGTACTGCGCTTCTTCCGCGCGGGCTTTGTCTTTACAGTATTGCAGGAACGTAAAAGCTTCCGAAACCGGTAACGAAGTAATACTATTAAAGCGCAGTATCTTAGTATCTGCCAAATCCGCGATAATTTTATACCACCCCCAAGATTTTGCAAAATATGTATACTCCGCGGCAATCGGCCGGCCAGGTCCGCCAGCTTCGTATAAGCCCTTGTACGTCGTTCTAACACGGTTTTGTAGTGTAAAAAAAAAGCGAGAACCCCCAGCACCTTACATACCGGAAGCGCCGCGAACATCGCCGCACGGGTTTCGTTGTTCCTGTAATTGTAATCCTCGCCCGCCGGCCGGCAAACGATAGAAAGAATGTTAGAAAGTACGTTTACCCCGTTTCTCTGCACATTATCCGCGTCGACCCAGGCGCCTAGGCTTAGTTCTTCCTCGATAGGCACTACATACCTAACGCCTTCTATCTCTACGACCGGATCGGGGGGCGCCGGGTTATCTTTAAATAAAAAGTCGATCGTGTCGACGATCTTATTAAAAATCCCTACCGGCCAGCCTAAAAGCAGGTCGGCGTCTATTTTGCAGATGCGGGCTACGAGGTTAACCCGTTCGCGCGTCGTTCCGGGCTTTTCCGTGTAAATCGATTCGTAAAAGCCTAGTGTTATATCGTCCCAGTTTTCGGGTACGAATACTTTAGTGTTATTGTATTCTATCGTAAGCATACATTAAAGACAATTTGCCCGCTTTTTGTCTTTATTAGAAAAAATATCAAGATGGAAGAAATACAAACATACTCGGTTATAAACCTACGTGCGTCCGACGATAAGCCGGCTTATCCTAAACTATCGCTAAACCGTGCCGGCTGGGTGGCGTTCGGAGATAAGAACCTTTTCCCCCAGGAAATTATAGCCCACAACGGTAAAAGCCCAGTAAACGCCTCTATAATAGAGAGTACGGTAACATATATTTGCGGTAAAGGCGTCCGCGACAGCAACACAGCTAAAAAATATGTCGGCGTACCAAACGCGGATGAAAGCTGGGACGACTTAATAGAAAAAGTCGCTAAAGATTACAAAACTTTCGGCGGCTTCTATTTACAGATAATAGTAAATAAAGGCAGTACGACCGTTTCGGTTTTTCATCAGGACTTTAGCCAAGTCCGGATCGGAGAAATTACCGAAACAGGAAAACCCGAAACATTCCGCATCTCGAAAGACTGGACGAAAACGAGCGGAAAGAATAAACCCCTAGAACTCCCAGTATGGCCCGGAAGTGTAAACAAGGCAAAAAGGGGCGTCGCTTACCTGTTCTACCACTGGGATTATACGCCGGGCCTCGATTTCTATTGTGTCCCGGGTTATTACCCGGCAATCGAGTATGTTAAAGCGGACGGCGCCCTAGGCCTGTTCTATAACAACAGCGTAGACAACGGCTTTACGCCGTCTGTCGTTATTAACATGCCTAATAATCCGTCGGATGAAAAGAAAGCGGAGTTCCAACGGAAAATGGAAAACGCTTTCGCCGGCGCTAAGGGGGCATCGGCTATTGTTATCCTGTGGGGAGAGAATGACGCCGTTAAGCCGGGTATAACACCGTTTAATGCCAGCGCCAACGCGGATATTTACAATAACGTCGAAAGTATAGTGTTCCAAAAAATTATAAGCGCGCACCGTTTAAGCAGCCCTACGCTGGCAGGTGTATCCGGATCGGGAAACCTAAGCGGGAACGCCGCTGAAATAATCGACGCGTATGTACTTTATAACTACACGGTTATCGAAAAGCTACGACGCAAGATACTAGATAAACTTAACATTTTTACTAAGATAAACCGTACCGGAGAACTGGTTATAGACGATCTGGACGTATTGCCTAAAATACAGGACACCGAATACGAACAGATAGACGAGCAGGCCGGCGAAAAAACTACCACTCTGTCGAAAAAAGGTAACGCGGTAATCCGGTTGTTAAAGCGTATGTTATCCGTTAAGGCATTTTAAAAAAAATATATTATGGACGTAGTATTAATTAACGAAGAACTATTTAAGGAAAACGGGCCGATAAAAGAAGATACGATAATATCTAAATTCGTACCGTACATAAACATTGCGCAAAAGATGTATATAGAGCGCATATTAGGCAAGCCGTTAACCGACGAACTAAAAGACCAGATAAAATCGGCCAGCCTAGGTAACGACACGATAACGCCGGCTAATCAGGCGTTACTGTTAAAAATCGCACCCTCTCTATCATTTTACGCTGTGTATCAGGGTATTCCGTTTCATTGGGCTAGCATTGTAAACAAAGGCGTAACGCTGCGTAACAGCGAAAACAGCGACGCAGTAACTATAAACGACATAGCCCAGCTTCGCCGCTGGATTAAGGACGACGCCGAAGAACTCGCCCGGGACTTAATAGAGTACCTTTGTAGCTGTAAAACGCTTTACCCCCTGTGGAAGCCCGGCCGGGGCTGCGGATGTGGCCCCGAATGGGACGACGGCAACGGCTCTGCCGTTAGCCCGTTTGATGCCGGCATATACATTCCCTCCTAAACTTTTAAAAAAAAATGGACTGGACCGTAATAGCCGCAATACTCGCATCTTTGGGCGGACGCGAGTTTTTTAACTGGCTGATAAACCGAAAAGCCTATGCCCGGAAAGAGAATGCAAGCGCGAAAGATGCCGAGATTGCCGTACACGAAAAGCAGATAGACCGATACGAAACGCGTTTAGCCAACCGGGACGCGAAAGTAGATGCTTTGTATAAAGAACTCCGGGAAGAGCAAAAACGTAATTTAGACCTAACCCAAAAAAATAATAGGTTAGAACTGGATAAAGAACTATTAATAATTCAGATATGCAAAACACGAGGGTGTCCTACACGGGAGCCGCCCGGTGTCTACTAGAAAAAAAAGCCGCCCATTCGTGGACGGCTCCTTCTTTTGTAAAGTAAAAGTATTAACGCCTCACGGCGTTGGGATATTAAAACTTAGCGGTAATTAACTCGTGTCCTATACGCCGTATACATGCCTGTAATTTATCGTACTGTTTTTGCCCGGCCTTCACCGAACCTGAATTATATTGCCGCAATAGGGACGGATTAATCCCCGCCTCTTCCGCCAGTTTCGACACATTTATAAACTTAAAGTAGTCGAAAAAAGATTGCAGATCGTACTTAAATTCAAAATTTAATTCGGGGACGGCCTCGCCTTCTTCCCGTTTCAATTTTTTTATTTCTTCGTACGCCGCTAATAAGTCGTTTTTCGCCCCGGCGGCGGTTTCGCCGTGACCGATTAACCCGAAATCGAATTTTTCATCCTGCATATAGCAGGAAAAATAACCGTCTTTCGCCTTTTCGATAATAATAGTTGCCTTCATACCTTTTAAATTTTAAAGTAAAAGTCTAAGAACAAAGCACCTGATCTAAGTAAAGCGGGGATTAAATCCCCGCCTTTTTACGGATGCTGATTTCGGTTCCTTTCGGGACCTCGTGGCTGCCGTGACGTGGTACAGGAAAGACCTGTTTTGTAGCCGGGCTGTACCAAATGTCGTGATTTGCGCCGTTTCGTTTAATGTAGCACCCCGCGGCCTTTAAAGCCGCAACCAGTTCTGAATACTTCATATCAAAGAACTTTTACTTTACAGTACAAATATAACTATTATGCTATAAACTTCCAAATATTTTATAACAAAAATGCTATATTTTTTTTATTTACTCCAGAGAACAAACCCAAAGGTCGCACCTATGTAGGGCTGTATCCCATGCGGGCCATACCCGACGCCCGGGCCAAGCGTTAACGCCCAGCGGGGCGGACGTGTGTTAACAACCGTATTCGTTACTGTTACGTTTTTCCGGTATAGCTCGATACTAACCAGACGCGCTTTATACCCCTCCACGACAGCCATATAATCTTCCGTCTTATACGTCCTTCGAGTAATGGGCAGAATTACGCCGCTTATGGGCTTTATTTGCGACATTGTATCCCCGGTATAGCCGGAAGTATCTACAATAGAAGTTATGTCGTCTACGGGCTTTATATGAAGTATTACGGTATCGTATTTTAATACCGTGTCTGTTTGCGGTTCCGGGACCGGCGGATACACCGTATCCAGGGTAACTATCGTGTCGCGCCTTACAGGTTCAAACGGCGTTGCGTCCGGCCGGCATTTCCGGAACAGTGCGCCTGCTATAAATGAAGCAATCACCAGCGCTATATATGTCCTGCGTTTCATATCCGGCCTCCTGTGTAAAAACTGTTATACAGTATTTGCCGGCGGTTCGGCCTCGCAGTAGTGTACGATAAGTGTACAAAACCATTATAAGCTATTGCCTGATCGAAGTTAAGGCCGGAAGCCGTAAGCACGCGCAACACTTCGACGGACGCAATGTATATCGTCTTCCCGCCTTCTTTTCTAAAAAATACCACATCGGCCGCCTCCCCCCGGACATGCTGCGAAGTTGCAACACCGCCAACCAGCCCGTTTAAGGCCGGAGACCTGTAGCCGCTGTTAATCTTACCGCGCCACCCTGCGTAATCGCAAAGCGGCTGTAAAAGTTCTGACACTAACGCCCGTACAGCGGGCTTTACATTGCCGGGTATATCGTTTAAAATACCCGCACTGGCCGCCGTAGCGCTTGCGCTAAACTCGGCCATGCTGAAATTTTTGCTTATCTGTTCCATTTCCTCGATTTATTTGCGGGCTGCTGACCCTACCGTTACATCGAACCCGGACGAAATATTACTAAGACGGTTTAAGAATACATAACGTTCCGCGTCTTTTGCGTGGTTAAAGGCATCGACAGGAGCGCCTGTATAATTTCCGTCTATGTCCTGCTTATACCTGTATTTGCGGTTTTCGTCGATGCTCCCGAGCGACCGGGATGTGTAATGTTTTTTATACCGGTTAACAACGCGTATGCCCAAATCTATATCTTTCACGATGCCGTCCGGAACGTTTAGCCCGAAGTTCCGTAATTCGGCTTTGCTTTTAGGTTCCGCGGGATCGGCGATTATTTCCAAGTCCTTATAGCCGGCAGCTATTATAGTTTTAGCTATTTCGGGATTATCCAGGTTAGGCGCATATCCTATCTCGTCTATCCACACTTCGCCGCCTTCGCCTAATACGACCAATTCTATCGCGGAAGGTACGGACCATCCCCAGTCCAGCCCGATATACGCTTTTTTCCAGGTATTGCGCGGGGGCAGGTCGGTAACTATATCCCAGTTCTGGATAATTAACCCCTGCTTACTTCCCTTTTCGCCAAGCCCGTATACTTTCCACCATTCCGGGTCTGTATCGCGGTTACTCTCGATCTCGGCGATCTGCGATGCGGTAAGTTTGTCGTTATCCAGATACGTAGAGTGCAGTATTACCGCGTCGGCCCGCGGCGCTATCTTACTATCTACCCAAAACTCGAATGCCGGGTTATAGTCCAAAATTACTTTTTCCTTAGTACGTACCATCAGATGCCGGCAAACGTCGTACGATATGTTAATACACTCGTTTACAAATAAAATGTCCCGGGCGGGACCTAAAACCTTGCCGGGGCTGTCTGCACCAAAAAACTCCATAGCCCCTTTACCGGCCCTGTATATCTTGTCCGTGTCATGCCAGGCGTTCGGGTCATACATGCCGTCTGCTTCTAACATGTCCCGGTGATCGCGTATACAGCCCCTTTTAAGGTGCGGGAGAGTTTCGGACACTACCGATATCAGGCGCGGTTTTTTCGTCCGGTACATAATCGTATTAAGCAATTGCAGAGCGGCCCACGTTTTGCCGGAACGTGTAGACCCCTCTAAGGCTATTATACGTATCTCGGGGTTAATATAAGCCGCTAACAGGTCGCTATATACTTTCGTCGTATCCACTACAATAATTCATCCAATAAGGCCAAGTTATCCGCTGTTTCCTGATCGCGGACCGTTACGCGAAGTACGGCTTCTCCGGCGTTTGTAACGTTTGTATTCTCTGCGAGGCCGTTAAGACGCGCAACCAGACCGGCAGAAAAAATACCGGCGGCGGCGCCCTCGATTTGCTGCGTACGTACAGTCTGCTCTATTAATTCTATCGTTTCCAGTAGACTAATTTCGGATAAGGCCGCCCCTCCTCTTTCTATTTTTTCGCGGAGACGCGATTTTGCAGTCCTGAAATAACTGCCGGACACACCAAGATACCGGGTAAGGCCGTCCACGGTATACGCCCTGGCTAATGTCACTCCCGCCTCTTCGTACGCGCCTTTATACTTTACCAGTTCGGCCTTTTTAAGCGGGTGTCGATCGCACCAGTCAAAATAAAGGCAGGCTTCGCGCCACAGCGTTTCTGCGTCGCTGAATAGCTTATCGCGTCCGTGTTTGGTGCGAAGCCGCCAGAACTGATTCCCCGTTAAAGACATTACAATAACTCGTTAGTGTGGTTATCGTCCGGGTCTTCCTTAATGTTCGCTCTGCCGCCGGGCTGTACTACAATCTTTAAACCCTCCGCGGTGATATACGTTCCCGGCCTGACTTTAGACCCGTCCGCCCGGATAACAGAGCCCTTTACGGCCGTGCCTTCGTCCGGCAAAAAGTCGAAAGGAATTCCCTCTGCCATCGGATAGCGTACTATGCCATTTGCAGGCTCAATAAAACCAGGTGCGGCCGGATCGTCATACTGCGGCGCGGCGTTTTCGCTGTGCTTTTCATACCCCTCCAGCCATTTGCACAACTCGCGTACCCGGTTACGTAAACAACTACTGCACGTCTGCGGCGTGTCCTTCTTGCCGAAAACTGCATTATACGCCCCGTACACCTTCGATACGCTATAATGGTGTCGGGCTCCGTCGGCGATTACTTTCCTAACCTGCCCGATCAGGGCGGGTGTTACATTACCGTAATCCGGCCCTTTCGTTTTTGCTTTAGTCATAGATTTTAAATTTTAGTTTTATGTATAAAAAGTTTATAAGTCCTGTCAGAACTCCCACCCCGATAAGCCCGAAACGGATTACAGTACTTACCTGCAGATTTTCGGCCCAGGGAAAATACGGCGTAAGAATTAACGCTAAGATTACACCCTGTATAACCGTAAACCAAAACGTAAGGCACGGCCTGCACGTAAAAGGTTTAAAGTTTAACGGAAGCCTTATAACCTCGGTAAACAACCACCCTAATGTGAAGGCTATAAACGCGTTAAACGCGACTATCGCGGCAACGCCAGATAAAAAAATTACTGTGTTCATACTTGCTGTATTTATATAAAGACAATTTACTGCGATTTTATATTAAGGATAGAACGAAATCCTTTTTGGTTCCGAACTTCCGGACTACGCTTTTTTTTACATTACCTATGCTCATCCACACTTTTGTAAAGGGTATTCCCAGCATCGCGGATAGCCTTTTGTACGATATGTCGGGCGAAAGCCCTACGTACATTTCGAAGAGCGACACGCTTACCTCGTCGAAGGTATCGCGTACATATTCTAAAACTTCGGCGTTAAGCATTTCTACCGCCTTCTCGTATTCCCCGCTGTCGGCCGGTGCGGGCGCATCCAGTCCGGCGGCCTTTTCCGGGGAAAGGGGGGCAAATAAACAGGCGCTGCGCGTTTTTTTCTTTTCTTCGTTTATAAACACGCCGCGGTACGATTGCAGGAAAAAACCGGTATAGTCCTTAATCTGCCTGCCTTTCAGCGCAATGATATCGTATATCTTTAGCATCGTAGCGCTAAGTAGATCGTCGTCTACCGGATACCCCGCGCCGCGGATATAATATTTTAGCTTATCCGTATTCGCTGCATACCAGCGCATAAACTCCAGTGCGCGTAATTCATCAGCCGGCGCCGGCTGCTCGTCGCCGCGTAACTTAATGTACTTCTTCCCTGTGTTCATACTTGCTTCTTAAATTTTTAATCTCGTTAAACAGAAAAACCTGATCACTGTCCTTGCTTGCCAGGCGACGACACACGCGTATATCGCGCGTACCCTTTACAATAAGCCGGTGTACGTATATTTCCTTTAATTGCCCCCGGCGCAACAGGCGTGCTACCGTCTGTTGGTAATGCTCCAGGTTCCAGGTTGTCGTAAACCAAACCATTCTCCGCCCCCCGAATTGCAGGTTTAGCCCGTGTCCGGCCCCTGCCGGGTGTATAAGGAGAAGACGTATACGTCCGTTATTCCAGTCCGTAAAATCTTCTGCGGTTTTAGCCCCTCTGCGGAGTTCCCGGGCAAACGGAAAAACGGCGCGTATCCGTTCTACCTCGTGCTTGAACTGATACACTACTATAAAATTCTCGTCCGGGTATGCTTCCAGCAAGCCGCCCAAGGCATCGATTTTCGCCGTATTTACTTCATGCCACACCCTCGGCAGCTTATTGCCTTTATCGTCATACTTCTGCTCTTCGTATACCGCCCCGCTGCTTATCTGTAGTAATTTATTCGTCAGATCGGCGGCAGTCTTTACCGTCACGGAGCCGCTGCCGGTCTGTGTAAGAAAATCCAGTACGTATTCCTCTTCCAGGGTGTCGTACGCTTTGCGGTCGGCGCGGGATAGCTCTATCTCTAAGTCGACGGTGTGTAAGTCGGGCAATACTAAATAGTCGCGCGTCTGCATTGTTAAGGCTATGTCCCGTATTTTGTGCGCGATAACTTTTTGGGCCCCCGGCCGGGGGATATATTCGTAAACAATCATCCCGTTTCCGCGGGTTGTAAAGTATTTATCGACGAACTTACCGAAAGTGTTTTCCAGGCGGCGCCCGTCATCCAAAAGCATTATTTCGGCCCACAGGTCGATATACCCATTGGGGGATGGCGTACCCGTCAAGCCCACCCGGTATTTTATATCGCTGTGGTTTAAGGCGATACGCAGCTTTTTAAAACGCTCGCTGCTCCTGTTCTTAAAAAGACTAAGTTCGTCGATAACCAGGCAGTCGAACGGAAACGCGCCTAAACGCGAACCGTGAGCGTTACCCGTCTTCTTACTTACTTTACGGTACAGGTATTTATCTATAAGCCAGACAAGATTGTCCGCCCCTATTACATAGATTTCGGCTTCGGCGCTTAACGCTTTTTCGCGCTGTTTCCGGTCTCCCTGTACTACACTATAATTCACCCCTTCCAGATGCCCCCACGTTTCCAGCTCATCCGGCCAGGTAATACGCGCTACTTTGTCCGGCGCTACGACCAGCACTTTTATCGCGGCCGCTTCCCTGTACACAAGGTCGTAGAGATACGAAAGCGTAACAACGGTTTTGCTTAGACTCATCCCGAGAAATAGCGCCGCGCGTGGATTATTCGACAAGTGTTCGTACGCTTCGATCTGGTGCGGGTCTGTGTTATAATATTCGTCTTCACGCTTGTTGTATAGTATTTTAGGAATCATAGCCCCGCTATAAATTTGTTTATACTTTCCTTACTGTCTAAAACTTCCACGCGGAAGCCCAGGCCGCATAACCGGGCGTGTACCTTCCTTTGTATCGCCCGGGGCGTTTCGCCGGGCGCCTTGGTTTCGACAAAAACTATACGGCCGCCGGGCAGCATTACTATCCGGTCGGGAAAGCCCGCGAAAAACAAAGGAGGAAATTTTACGCAAAGGCCGCCTAAACTTTCGACCCGGGATACCAAATATTTTTCTATCGTCTTTTCCATGTCAAAAAACCAAAAACTAAAAAACCCTTTTTCCTATACACTTATATACGCGTACATATATTGCGTAAATCGTGTATATTGTTAATTTATTTACTATATTATACTGTATATATTTTTTTGGTTTTTTGGTGTTTTAGGGGTGTAACCCGTTGTTAATTAAGCGCAACCAAAAAACCAACGGCTAAGCCCGTAAACCCGATTTTGGTTTTTTGGTTCCGGGCTGGTGAAAACCAAAAAAAACCAAAAACCAAATTACCGCCGGACATACGCTTTTTGGTTTCCGTAATTTTTAAATTTTAAGGTGCTTCCATACGGTTTCCACCCCTTAACCGTCTTCATTATGCGGGATAGTTCGAAGCTATCCCGGCGTGTAATACTGTTCGGGTCTTTGCCTAAACATTCGGCCCATATTTCCAGGATACACACGCTACACCGTTCCTCCGTTCCTGCGTTTTTATCGTCCGACAGCCAGTTACGCCGTTGGTACGTATCCAGGCCGTCCCAGTTCTTCGGTAGTAACCGCTCCAGGTATTCGCCAATAAGCCCGCTACGCTCGTCTTTTTCCAGGTGTTTATCTTGTATTGCCCGCGCTTCCTCTTCTAACCCTTCTTCGGCCAGGTACAGCGGTTCTCCCTGCGCTAATCTTTCTTTGGCTTCCGCCCACAGTTGCGATACAATTACCGGTGTGAGGTATGTTTTAAAATCCAGCCGGCTCTTGCCCCCTTTACAGTTTACGACCCAAAACCGCCTGTTGCCCGTAACGTCGCGTAGAAAGTCCTCTTCGTTGGTAGTGCCGAAAAATATGCACCGCCTCGGAAAATGTTCTATTCTTTTACCGTACGCAACCCGGTAGCGGTCTTCCCTCTTACTTATAAAGTGTTTAACGGCATCTATATCCGCTTTGCGGAGTCCCGCCAGTTCGCCCAGTTCGATAAGCCAAGACCCCTGTATACTCTCTATAGCTTCTTTGCCTGCCAGGGTAGGGACGCTATCGCTAAACCAGTCTCCGCCCATTTTTGCGAGAGTGGTACTTTTCCCTACACCCTGTTCGCCTACCAGGACTAAAACATAGTCGTATTTGCAACCGGGGGTATAGATGCGGGCTACGGCTGCGGCAAACGCTTTGCGTGTAACCGCACGCGTATATGGCGTGTCCGGCGCCCCGAAAAGGTCGATAAAGAGCGTATCAAGCCGCTCCGTTCCGTCCCAGCTTACCGCGTCCAGGTAATCGCGTACCGGGTGATAGTTGTTACCGTGTACCACTACCGTAAGCGCGTCTGTTATCTGCCCCTTGCCCGTAATTTCGTAACACCTTTCCAGATACAATCGCAGTTCTGCGTCGTCCGCATCACAAAGGGGGCGCGGGTATTTAATGCCCGGGCGGTCCCACGGCAGGGCTTTTACGGCAGTTTCGCGCTGTTCGAATTCGTTAAAACCGAAACGTCCTTTTAAGTTTTCGTCGTTCGATAGTATCAGTACGGCATTACTTATCGTATTTTTTATTCGTTTGCCGTCTGTTTCCAACTCTTCTATCCAGATTTCATTGGGGGCGCCTTCCTCCGGTTCGTCGTAGTCTTCTGCCATCTGTTCGCGGCGCTGGCGTACGATCTCTTTTTTTACCGGTCCCAGTTTGCCCGCAAAATCGGACATCGCTTTGTAACTTGGCAGTTTCGTTATTTCTGTACCGCTTTTTGCCGCCTCGTCGAGATCGGCGAACTTATGCAGCCTGACGAGATCAAAAGCGTTGCATAACTTACCGCCTGCGATGTCGGTAGCATGGTGCGAGAAGGCTAGTTTGTTATCGTAGATTACAAGGCCGCCCGAGGCAGAGCCCCCGATTAGGCTATAGCGGTCGCCCCCTAGCTCTTCGCAAGGCGCGTAAACATCGCTTAAAAACTCGGCGATAGCTTCGTACATGCTGTATGCCCGGCAGAACGCACCTACTATGCCGGTCTTGTCTTCCGGGTCTTCTACCTTATTGCCTTTATTATGTCTTACCGTATCCTTTACCCGCGACGATACCGGCCAGGTCGTAGGGTCGCGCCAGTCCGGAAGCTCTGCCAATACCGCATCTGCATCCATTATAGGACCGTCCGAGTAGTTAAATACAAACTCGCCGTCTCTGGGGGTAGACGGGTAATACATCAAGCGCGTAGGCTGGTATGTCGTGTCATCGAAATAATCGATACCGAGCCAGCCGGCCACGACGCGGGCGATAGCTTCGTACTCATCCGGACTTACCTTCCGGTTAAGCGGAAATACGATCCTGAACCGCGGGTCTTCCGGCCGGTGCTTGTGCGTCGTATACATGCACCCGGCATATTCCAGCAAGCCATAGTTTATCCACAGGTCCAGATCGCCGTAATCGACGTCCAGGCTTACGACCTGCCGGTAGTCCACGTAACCTTTTTTACGCCGCCCTTCCCGGAGATATCCCCCTACGAAGCCGCCCACGTCCTTTATTTCGTCCTGACGGTCTTTCGTGTAGCTGAAATACTGTTTTACCGTTTCTTGCGTTCTCTCGGTCTGCGACAGCGTGTTAACTATATCCTGCCACGTTGTCCGTTTGTTCTGCCATTTTGCCGCCCGTCTGGTGCCGGCGGTGGCTATATCGAGTGTTATATTATTCTTTAGGGTTATCATATCAGCAGGTCTAAATTTATATAGTTTAAAATGTGGGCCACGGCGTCGACGGTCCACCCGTTACCTATCGCCTTATACCTACGCGTCTTAGGTATCATTTCGGTATATCCGGCGGGTAGGCCCTGTAGTAATTCGCATTCTTCCGGCGTAAACGGGCGTATCAGGTATTGACCGTCCGGAATAGAAATTTTATAAGGTTTAACGCCTTTCTTATTTTGTATCAATACTACACCGTCGGTTACTGTGTATACATTATTTTGCTGGCCGGATGCGGTAATAGGCGGGTTTTTTTTTTCGGTAACAGTAAAGCCGCCTTTGTTGTAACCCCCGGGCCTTTGATACAGTACGACGGGTTCGGCCACCATAGTGCGCTGTCTCCTTTCTAAGCTATTCCAGATAACCGCGCCGCCGTAGCTGGCTGTTAACGCCATACTTTTATTACCGTGTATACCGTAGCCGTTTTTAAGAATATCGGATAGAATTATATTGCGGTCTTCGGGTTGCTCGACGCCTGGTATATTAGTCCAGTAAAGGCGCTTACGTGTTTGCGCTGATACTAAGGCGCTGTTTATCTGGATGGGTTCTACGCCTAAAGTTTTCGTTATCGTTTCTTTGGCTTCTTTCGGCATACCTACGTTATTTTCGATCAGGAAGTAACGCGGCTTAATAACTTCTATCGCTTCGGCCAGATACCAAAAAAGTGAACTCCGTTTACCTTTAAGCCCTTTTCGCTTACCCGCTAAACTTAAATCCTGGCAGGGAAAACCGCCTATAACTATATCGAAGCCTATAAATTCGGAAAAGTCCATACCTACTACAGACCCGCGGTGTTCTATATCTGGGTAGTTCCGGTTACTACATTTAATAGAGTTCTGGTCTATCTCGAAAGCGACGTAGCGCGATACGGATAGCCCTGCACGTTCCAAAGCCACCCGACCGCAACTAATACCGTCAAACAAACTAAGTACTCTCACCCCGTCTTTTATTTGTAATACTTAATAAGAACAAAAGACAGAATTACTGCGATAATCGCCAAAACCGCAGGTATCCATACCGGCGCGGTTACCCACCACCATGACCAGGCGATAACACCCGCGATTTTAAGCGTAATGAAAACTATCATAATAGCTATTGTCAGGATCGTACTGTAAAAATTTATACCTTTCATATCAGTCTTTTTTATAGAATTTACTTATAAATCCGTCGCCCTTAAGCGGGAGTCCCCCGGCCCACCCCGGCCCGACGGACATAATATCGTACATAGTTTTAAGCGCGTCCGGGGCTTTATCTTCCGGGGCCTCACTTACAATTTCGTCGTGTATGTGCATAAGAATAGGTAAGCCGGCGTCGTAGCGTATCCGGTACATAGCATCACACAGACAATCCCTTGCGATAGCCTGTGTTATGTTCTCTACCAGTGAACCGCCGTAGGTATCGATTTTAACCCATATCTTTTTAACCTGGTCAAGCCCGTAATAGGATAACCGGCCCTTATCCAGGCTCGCCCCGTAATAGGATAACCGGCGCCCGCCGGGCAGTTCTATAAACAGATACCCGCGGTCGTACAGAAATTTAAGGCTACAGTACTTTTTCCGGAGTACATAGCTTGTCTTATTTTTAACTACGTGCTTAGCGGCGTTTTCTACTTCCCGCCAGAACTTAACTATATTGGGATTTGCCGATCTCCAGGCGTTAACGATTGCCGGTAATTCGGCCTCGTCCAGTCCTTCGCGTAAAGCGCCCATTGCAATTAGCGCTCCGGCCGCGCCCTGATACCCCAGGGCCAGTGTTGCGACCTTCCCTTTAGCCCGTAAATCGCTGCCGTGCGAAATCGAATCCAGAGGCACGTTAAACATATTTGCCGCCGTTGCCTCGTAAATTTTCCCGTGCGTGCGGAATACATCTAATACCCAGTCCTCGCCGGCTTCCCACGCCAATACCCGGGCCTCGATAGCGGAAAAATCGGATACGGCCAGGCTGTACCCGTCTTTTGCAACCAGCGCGGTTCGGGTAAGACGGCTTATTACGTCCGGGACATCGCTGTACAGCAGGCCGGCAAAACCATATAATACCGCGTCCCGCGCTACGCCTATGTCTTGTTTCGGCGTTCTTTTTAAATTTTGTATTTGCGGGCCTCTTCCGGAAAAGCGCCCGGTACGGTTAGCCCCGTAGAATTGTAGTAGACCCCGGATACGGCCGTCCCGGCAGGCATACGCTAAAAAGGCATCGTATTTGCTTACCGATGTTTTCGACGCAAGTTGCCGGAGCCGTAAGACCCTTTCTACGTGTTTAGGGAGTAATCCCCCGTCTATCGCGTCGGCTAAGTAGTCTTTGCCGAGGCTGTGTACCTCGTGTCCCAGTTCCTTAAAAAGCCAGCTTTTTAACTGCGGTAAGCTGTTCGGATTATCTACCCCGGTTATAGCCGTTAGTTCCTTATGCGCATTCCGGATAAACAGGGTGTTTAATTCGATTGCCTTTTCGGAAAATTCGCGGTCTACGGTTATACCTGTAGCGTTAATGTCCTGATCTAATATCCAGTACCTTTGCTCGGTATCGGGTAGTCCGGGGAACCGGGAAAGATAGGTGTATATTTCTTTTTCCGTTCTTACGTCCTGTGCGTTATACTCCTTAAACTCGGTCCATTTTTCGGGTGCATGTTCCGGTAAATTTTGTGTACGTCCGCCATTCTTTTTCGTGGGTTTACAGGGCTTGCAAAAATATGTTATAAGGGCCTTTCCTCGGGTGTCTTTTTTCTGACTAAGCCCTAACACTTGTCCGATCTTATCCAGGCTTAGCGGCAAGCCCAGATACGCGGCTCCTACCATGGTGCAGAACCACTGCCGGATATCGAGCGCAAGGCCGAACGCGGTTTTTATACACACGTATTCGAAGTTTGCATTATGCGCAATTTTTAGTACGTCCGGGTCTGTTAGCGCTGACCATACGTCCCGGGGTATGCTCTCGCCCGGGAATGTGTCGCGCGATGTATCCAGTACGATAACAGGTTCGTCCCCGAAACTGTACGCAAAAAGTATAATGCAGAACGTGGGGTCTTCGGCGTAACGGTATACCCCGACGTCCCCGACGTCCAGTCTACACCGCGTTTCTATATCTATATGCAGATGTTTCATGCTTCTTCTTTATAGACCCGTGTTACATTCCAGTATCCGTCACTGTCCGGTATTTCCCCTGTGCGGGTAAAAAAACCGTCAAGGACCAGGGCGGAATAATCCCGTTTGCTGATTGCAAAACGGCAACTCCGCCCGTCTACTGTCAATTCGCATGCTACGAAATCCAGGTTTTGCCCTGCCTTATTCAGAACACGTATTTGTAAAGTCCTGTTTGCCATTTTTTTAAATTTAGAAAGAAGGGCGACGCGTGGCCGCCCCCGGATTTATAATAAGTCTTCTTCTTCGTCGTAATCGTCCGGATCGGCTTCAAATCCGCCCAGCCTTTCCCCGTCCTTCATCTTCATAAGGCTGTTTAGATAGAAGCCGAACCCTTTCGATTTGTTGTTAAAGGGGTAGCACACTATAACTCCCCGGCAGTAACAGCCGCTGTATACTTCGTCTAAATCGATTATTTCCTGTTTATCCGTATCGAACGCTTTTGGCTGGCTTTTAGAAGCCGCCTTTAAAAAGTAACAGCCTTCGTACTCTTTTGCTTCGGGGTGTTCTTCTAACCATTCATCGCCATCGCGCAGAGGGTTCCACAGTTTTGGACTTGTTATCGGTAAGCCCTTAAACATGCTCTCTTTATTTGCAGAGTAGGCGGCCTTAATAGCTGCCTTGATCTTATCTACGTCCGGGCTGTCTTTTTCGATTAAGAAGGTAGTATCGTACTTTTTCTCCCCGTCTTCTTCGAAGCTGGACGGCTCTTTTATGTGTACATAACTTACGCGGTGCGTATTTAAAACGACCTTAAGCGGGTTTTCTGTCTTTTTTTGTACCATCTTGTTTAAATTTTAGTCTTTGTACGGTAATCTTATTTCTCCCGAACGCGTGGCCGGCCGTACACTAGCGTCCACGTTCGTTTCTACTATGCTGCATACGCTATACTTACGTACCCATTTCGTCGTGCCTACATATTGTCCGAAGGCTCCCGGCTCCAGGTATTTAACTCTGTAGCTCTTATCGCTTTCGTCCAGTATCTCGACTTTTATAGGATTTAGCGTATATCCGCCCTGATAATCGCTTAATTTACAGTTGTATATTGCGGTTTTCATAGCAAGTTTTCTAACTCTTGTTCTACCTCTCGTTCTTCGTCTGTCTGGTGTTGCCGGTTAAACCGGATATCCGACACCAGGCGTATTTTGTAGGGGTCTTCGGGTTTACCCGTTTCTATGTAACTGCCGTTTTCGTTAAGTTCATAACAGGAAGCGACACGGCCGCCCGGGTAAACCCTTATACATTCGTACTTTCTGCCGTCTAATTCGAAAATCTGCGGCGGGGTTAAATCTGTAAGTTGCATTACTATTCTGCAAAAAAGTAAAGCCTTTCTATTCTTCTCCCTTAAAATTATTGGCGATTATTGCGGCCGACTTTATTAACCCGCGCAGGCTTGGGTATTTCGTCATTAGTTCGACTAGCATCGCCAGAAGGGGCATACCGCCCCCTATCAGTGACACGTGTGTACTAACAGTATCACCATTATCGACGCCTCCGACTATTAGTAGGGCCGTACAGTCGTCCTTTGATTCCGCGTATCGATCAATTGTATCTGCTATCGGAGTAAGGGCAGACAATGCGTTTTCCGCTTCTTGTAAGGTTACTTCATCGTTTTCCATGTTTTTCCTTTTTATTAGCGGCGTCCCGCGCGGTTAATACTTGTCCTACCCAGAGCCCCAGGTTTATAATGTCTTTCCGGTTTGGCATGGCCGCTTCCAGGATATAGCAAAATTCCTCGCCGGAAATATCCGATTTTGCATATACCTTACCCCCGTCGGGAGATTCCGGTTGTTTGTCTACTACGCCGATAAAGTATTTAACTCCCTCGGCTTCTAACGTTTTGCCCGCATTATTTATAATCTCCTTAACGCGGTCCTGTTTTTCCTTTTTATCCATATCCAAAAAATTTTTAGTCGTACTCGTCTGCCCCGGAAGCGCCTATAGCCGGTCTGCTATCGTCAAGCGGCGCGATTTGTGGCTTGCCGGGTACATTTATTATGCAGTCTGCAAAGAGTTCCTTAAACCGTTTAGGTCCTACTAATTTTTCAATCGCGGTAAGAGGTTTTATAGAACTATCGAAGATGTCGTTTTCTAAACCTTCGCCAAATAGGATATCTACTACGTCGTCCTCGTTTTTAAAAGACCGGCGCCCGCGTCCGGCTACGAGTTTAAACCCGTTAAGCGGCTTACCGTTTTCCAATCGCTTAACCGTTTCTTCTTCTACTTTTTTAACCCAGGAGGCCAGGGCAGGACCATGCGTCAGCACGGCTATTAAGTCGTCGTCGGTCATAACCCTTTTGTCCTTTATCGATTTTATATCCGAGAAGCGGGTAAAATATGCTTTACAGGAAGTGCGTGCCTTGCAAAACTGGCAGTGACTACCGGGTTTAAATTCCCCCTGACCGGCCATGGCTAGCCCGGCTTTCGGGATTACTACCCCCCAGGCCCATTCTAAAAGATCGTCGGTACTTATTTCCCAGGAGGCCGGGCCACCCGCCCGCGGCTGAAATATAGACAGAACGAAGGTTTTAGGGTTTAATCCTCTTTTTATTGCCTCTTCGTAAGCCCCCAGCCCGTAACACATCAGCTGCGTGTTAACGGTAGCGGAAACACGTATGCCGGCACCGTACTTAAAATCCGTTACGTATATCGTGGATTTTGTAAAGTTCGTCGCATCCGCCGTCCCCCGGCCAAGCGGGATATATTTTGCAAGATCGTAGGAATGTTCTACGAGAATTTCGCCGCCCTTATCTATTACAAAACCGGCATAGGCTTCGCAATGCTCCAGCATCTCGGGGCTGTACAATTCGTTAGAGGTTATTTTGTTGAGTAAGGCGTTAAACGCCTTCTGCGGACCTTTAAACAAGCCGGCACGGGCCGTTAAAAGAAGTGCGGCCAGCTCGTGCGCTAACGTCCCTTCCGCCGCGTATACGCTCTCCTCTCCGGGTATCTGTTCTTCGAAGCGGGCCGAAGGCGTACAGATTAGCCACCTGTACGCCGCCGACGGACTTAATATTGCATGTGTCCCGCTCATTACATCAAATCGCTAGGGAAAATATCTGTAAGCGCTTCACCGGCCCCGTAACGCATAATAGCGTTATAAAAGGCGTCGTAGTCTTTAGGATCGATCGGGTCGATCTTAGACACACTGGACGCGTTAAACTGGGCCAGCATCCACTTGATGTCTGCCCCTTTCCGGTTCTTTGTGTGTCTCGTTACTTCTGCCTTAATCGCTTCCAGTTTGGCTTCGTCGTCCAGATCGGCAAACGAGGAGCCGGTTTTCTCCTTTGTCGTGTCTTCTTTAACCGCCTGCTTAGTGGAGGTACGCGTTTTCTGTTCTTTCGCCTGTTCCGTTTCCTGCGGGATTTTTACGTCTGTAGAGACGTCCTGTGTTTTCGGACTTTTTACATTGGTTACACCTGTAAGAATGGCCATTGTTTTTGGGCCAACTTCTACAAATACGGTTCCTGTTACTGTAATTTCCATTGCTAAAAAATTTAATTGTTAAACATGCCGGATTTATTTTTCCGATTTTTTCTTTTCGTGTATCTCAAATGGGCTTAACTCCAAACACTCCAGATTGTTTTTAATTTCGTCCAAGATGAATTCGTGTAGTTTGTTAGCTACCGTTAGCGGTTGCCAACGCCCCGCGGGCGCTATCCGCATAATGTCGACTGCCATTTTTACGCATCTCTCGCGTAATGCTGTCTCGGCATCCAGTCTGTAGATTTTCTTCTTTTCCATGTCTATTTTAATTTTGCCATTTCCGCTTCCGCCTTTTTTGTCGCGGCGATGTCTAAACGACTGTAATAGATCGGGGAGTTTTTCGCCGGGCCGCGGCGCCTGGGCGGGATATTGCCGGCCTTGATGTGGTATTTTAGCCAACGTACGCTACCCGCGATCTTAGCGGCTTCGTCAAATTTTACCTCGTCGAAAGCCGGGAACATCTGTTTTGCGATAGCCAGCGCCGATAATTCGGCCGCTTCCGTTATTTGCTGTTTTAAAGTAAAAAAGTCCATTTTAATTAGGAAACAGGGTGTTACTTTCGGTTTCTACATTTAGGGATATCTTTAGGTAGTCTGCAATAATTGCCCTTGACCGGGCTTTTGGGGTTCTGTATCCCAGCCCCCACGAATTTACCGTTGCTATAGCGGTATTGCATTTACGGGAAAGCTCTATAGCAACTTCATCCCTTTCCGGAGGCGTCAGGCCTTTCCACCATTCTACAAATGTTTTTTTCATTATATTTGTATTTTATTTGTTAATTACTTTATTATGACAAACAGAGAAAAATACCAACGTGATCTTACCGATTTACATACACGGTATCAGCTGGAAAATGATTTAGTGTCTTACCGTGCATTAAGTACATTTTTACTTATATCTACTACAGTGTTAGCGGCATCGTTAGTGTTAAAGACTCCCCAAGATATTTCGAGTGCCTGCATTTTGCGCACTCTGTGTAATCTACTGATACCACTAAATGTACTTTGCGTCCTTTCTTTCGGCACTGCCTTATTAGGTTATAGGCTTCTTTACAGGCGCACCCTTTTTCAGATACGCAGACTAATAAAACAATCGTTTGCCCTGAAAGAAGATGAAGCGCCCTACGGCGTAGTTTTAAAAACAGATGTTTCATCGTTCTTTTTCGTATGTGAAATAATCGGTTACGTTGCATTCGTATTATTTATTATGGGACTTATGGTAATTGGCATGTACAAATAATTTGTATATATTTGTAAGTCCCTTGTTAATTACAAGTACAAATATATCGTCAAAAATCATCATAAGCAAACTATTTGATGATTATTTTTCCTATAACCCCAAAATTAGAATGTAAATGATTGATAATAAAAAGGAAATAACCGAAAGGTTGATAGCGGTACGAATGGAAACGGGATTGCTTTCTAAAGATTTTGCAGCGAAGGCCGGGATAGACCCTAAAAATTACTCATCAATTGAGAATGGCAAAAGGTCAATTGGCGATAGAGTGATGAACGATATATGTAGGGCTTTTAATATTAGTACGGTATGGCTAAAAACAGGAAAAGGCGAAAAGTACGTTAATACGGCTTCGCCTAACGATATGCAAAGTGATAATATTTCTATGCCGCGCGAAGTCTTCGACCAAATTACGCGGTTAACGGAAACGGTATTATCACAACAACGAACTATAGAAACTCTCTCAAAAAAGATTCCCGATATTGCGGCCATTGCATAAATTGCGCTTGTAAAACGGGTAAAATGGTAAGATTAACACCGATAAAAAATAAAATGGACTTTGACTTAAATAATAAAATGCATTCTTTGACGGGTGAGTACGTTAATACAAAAGAAGCTATTGAAGACGTATTAGTACTGGTAAACGCCAATACGAAAGCACTTACACAGTTAGCTAATTGGTTTAAAGATTTTGTCGAACTGTATAACACTGAAAGAGAGTTGGGCGGGGGATTGCCGGACAAAATAGAAAAGCGTCTTACCGCTTTTCAAGGCGATATAAATACCTTGAAAAGGGATATTAGCGTGATTCAAAGCAAAATTAAAAACATAGATAAACTGGGATAAATGGAGCAAATGCCGGGTTTAACCCGAAGAGAGTTGACCGATAAAATCGGAGTATCGGTAAATATAAACGATAATTAAAAAAGGTTATGAAAAGGTTAGTATTGTTACTATTTATGTGTCCTTTTTTGCAAGGCCTTGCACAGGACGAAAAAGTTTTCGAAAAGTATACAGCGGAGAAAATGTATACAATCGACGGGGGAAGCGTTGTTGTGTCTAAAATAGTAGAGAACATAGAAGGCAGTAAGGAAGACATATACACCAGGGCAAAATCTTATCTTGCGAGGGCCTATAACGACAGTAAATCTGTTATACAGACGGATGACAAGGAAAGCGGGGTTATTATTGGGAAAGGGCTATATACCGGCCTTGCGTCCTTTAATTTAGGGGCTTGGACGATGAAAGCATACCACATCCTAAGAGTAGATATAAAAGAAGGACGCGCCCGGATTATATGCAGCGCATCTACAGTAATACCTAATAGCTCGGCACATTTGGATAACGAATACGAATACAGTATAATAAACTATTACCCTATAACCGATAAACGCGCCCCCTCTTTGCTAAAAAAACACCAGCTTCGGGCATTTATTTCCCTGGTCGATGAGATGAACAAAAGTGTACTGTCACTGGAAAAGGCATTAAAAGAAGGCGGGGTTTTAGACTCCGAGAAGGATAATTGGTAATCCAGGCGGACCGTAGTAAAGCGCTTTACTACGGTCTAGTCGGATAGTCCTGCCATAAACTCGCGCCCGCACCGGCATTTAACATCACACTCGCCGGTTGGCAGGATCATACTTCTAAAAACTACCGGCTTGCCGCAATCCGGGCAATATACAACGTCCGGATTATTATAGGATAGGCTATTAAACAGAGAATATTCTACGAGTTGCGTTTTAGTAAGTCCTGTTCCTTCCGTAAAATCGCTTAAAAGCGATTCAACTTGATCGGATAGGCGGCAACTAAATGTCTTTTTTGCATTATCCGATTTCTTCCGCCCGGCTCCGGGACGGGCGCCGCCGTGTTGTTTCTTTTCTTTAATCATATTCTTTCTCTATATCGAAATTAAAAGGATTAAAAATGACATAGGGATAATTATAATCTACACCATTGTCATTCATATCTTCTCTTGTTTCACAAATCTGAAAAGCAAAACTTTCTGATTTCATGTTTTCGCGAATCTTGTTTACATCATATCCGGACAATTCGCAGAATTCAATTGCTTTTTTTGAGAGGCGGGTTAATTTTTTCATGGCTCTGTGTTTTATTTGTTCATTTCTTACACTACAAAGATAGGGATTATTTTGATATATGCAATACGTTTTTCAAAATATTTTCAGAAAAATGAAAAAAAAATTCTCCGGGGATATGGTATGCGGTTAAATAAGGTATAACAACTCTAACTCGGTCCAGTCAAACACGGATAATACCTTTTTATTCGCCTCCCATATCACCGACCAATCCTTTTTTATATAGATATCGGTAACTTTCATTTCGCCGTCGGCGTGGTTTAACGCCTCGTGTACCGTCGCCTTATCTATGCCTACGGCGCTCGATCGTGCGATAGTAGCCCAGCTGTGCCGGGCTGCATAAAATTCCAGCCCCTCTATGCCTAATTTTTCTCCGATCTGTTTTAGACCTTTGTTAATAGCCTTATTAAAAATCATCGAGGTGGTGTAGTGATTATAAAAACTAAACAGGCGAGCGCCTTTAGGGTCTCGGTATTTTTCGATAAGCGGAATTACGCAGGGTTCTATACGCACATGCATTTCTGCGTTATCATCCCGGCGGCGCCTTGCGGTTTTGCGCCGGTTATATATTATCGTATCTAAGCCGTCGCCCTCTGTGTAAAACATATCGGCGCTGTTCATGCCTATTAGTGCGAAGGACAATATAAAACAGTCTTTTGCCAGGTTAAAACGCGACCATTTTTCGCCTTTTTTTTCTTTTTCGTACGGCAGATTGATTATTTTTTGTAAGGCTTGGACCGGCAACGCTCTTTTCCGCGTTTTCGGTTGCGGCCTGATCCTATAATATTTGAACGGAGAACATGGGATACGGATTAGCCCCCTGTCCTCGTCGTTAAACTCTGCCTTTGCCTTATTGTGTATAGCGCGGATACACGCAAGATATGCCGATACTGCCCGGCCGCCTTTTGTTTTAAGGCTTCGTGCCGGTGTTTTGCGGTTATTGCCCTGCTGCGAGGGTTCCGTTTCTAAGAATTTTTCGAAGCCCCGTAAAAAGGCGGCGTTTATTTCCGTTATATCCAGGTTATCGCGTTTTATGTATCTCTGTAACGCATTTAGCATTATAAGATAAGTAGCGCCCGTTCCCGGCGTCATTTCGGCCGCTTTTTGCTTCGTGTATTCTATAAAATTTAAATGGAACTGTTCGCCGCCCCGCAAATATTCTTTTATCTTGTCTACCAGGTTATCGATCGGCATTGCGTTAATAGAGTAGCCAAGACCGTTACACAATTCCCGGCACTTTCTAATAAGGTCTTCGCATCTGTCGAGTACGGATTGGTTCTTTATTTTAAGGTTTCGCGTTAAATCCTCTGCGGTAACATAGATATGCGTAGACATGCGCCGGATTGTACGATTGTGGGTTATCCTTATTCGGACATTATATGTCCCGTCGGCGCGTTTATTCTGGATTTCTGGTTTAAATGTGGCCATATTGCAAACTATATGTCAACTTTTACGCATTAAATATACTTAAAAGCGGTGACAAGTACAAAGAGAAAAGGCATATAAACGAAGAAAACCGCCCTATTAGGAGCGGTTTCCCTGTGACCTCGGTGGGACTCGAACCCACGGCCCATTGATTAAGAG